AATTGTAATTGATTTGTTGCTGCTGGAGTAGTACCTGCTTCCATAAGTATTACCATTCCTTTTTCTGGACTTGGAACAAGAGCAGTTCTAGCAGTATCATCTGCAACTACTGCAAACTTAGCAGGAACACCAAATGTTACTTTTTCGTTAGTTGCTTCAAAGTGTGTATTGTAATTTGCTGGGTCTGCAACTGCTACATCGTCATCTGGATCACCTGTAAAAGTGTGAAGTACTAAACTAGGATTAGTTGCACCTGAAATTCTAAATAGTTCTACTTTATCCTGGGCAATTAACAGATTTTCAAAAGTTGATCTGTTTTCAAATCCTGTTCTATCTTTAAACTTAATTTCACCACCTGAATCGTGAATAACATCAAGTGTTCGTAATGTTCTTACAGAAAGTTCACCATCTGGTCTACCTCTAATAACCTGACCGCCTAAAGCACCATCTGGATTAACTTCAAATCCTTGATTCATTATAATATCAGCATTAAAAGTCATTGCAGGAGTTACTACAATAGCACTTGAATCTGCACTATCAATTAGACTAGTAAAAATGTTTCCGGTAAATGTTCCTGAATGATCACCAGCTGCATTACCAGTTAAGTTTGCTGTGATCGTACCACTAATAACTGACCCTGAAATTGTATTATTAACTGCATCAACTAGTATAGTTGAGTCATTACCAAATACTGTACCTTTAACATCACCTGTATGATAACCAGTTGTATTACCTACTACATTACCAGTTACATCACCTGTATGTGTGCCAGCAGTATTACCTGTAACATTACCAACAACGCCTTGACCTGCTTGTAAAACACCATTAGCATCAATATAAACATCACCACCATCAACTTTAAAGTTAATAATATTTGTTGATCCGTTAGAAGCATCGATAGTAAAATCGTTATTAGCATCATTAATGCTCATACCACCTGAGAAAGTTACGCTGTTTGTAAAGATATTGTTACCAACAGCATCTATAATAGGAGTGCTGTCGTCGCCAAACACAGAACCTTTAACATCGCCTGTGTGATAACCTGTTGTATTACCTGTAACATCACCTGTTACGTTACCAGTTACATTACCAGTTAAGTTTCCGTTTAAGTTACCTGTAACATCACCTGTTAAATCACCAGTAAATGTATTAGCACTTACATCAACCATTACAGTTGAATTGTCTGCTATAACATTACCGTTTAAAGAAACAGCATCTATTTGACCGTCTACTGTTAATCCAGTAAAGTAACCATTGTTCCAACGAGCGTTTGCTGCACCAATGTTATATGTAGAGTCTGCATTAGGAGTTAATGAGCTTGTTATCTTTGCAGTAAAGTCTACAGTATCAGTATTAGCATCGTCACCAATGTTTACATTGCCGGTAGCAGTAATAGTGCCATTAATGTTGATATTACCTGTACCAATAATATCGTTGCCGTTAAGGTCTAAGTTTTGTTGTAAATTTATTTTTGAATTATTTGTATCTGCGGTAATGTACGTTCCAAGGATTGCACCTGCGTTGTCTGTAAGTTTTATACCTCCAGCAGTTGAGCCGTCACCGATAAACAGTGCATCTGTATCTGTAATATATACTAGCTCGCCTTCTGCAAATACAACACTTGAACGCTCTGTGTCCGTACCGCGTCTAATTTGTAAAGCCATTCGTTAAACTCCTGATAACATAATATTTGTTATTAGTATTTATCCGATTGAACAGGAATGACTACTTTCTTAATTTAAGGAATTTACGTGTCCGTTTGGTAATATCTTCTTTAACCTTGTTGGTATTTAACCTAAAGTCAACGTTTTTAATAGCGTCTTTATATTCGTCAAACAGTTCTTCTAGTGATTTTTCTAAGATTTCTATCTTATTTTTTGAAGTATCAATGGCAATATCCCATATCTTTCCGTCGATAAATTCTACTCGTACAGAATGGAGGTATTCGAGAGGGACAACATCTATGTCAACATCCTCGAATACCTCTGGCCAATGATTTATAACGTCTTGGGGAAGTTTTTTACTGGGCTTCTTCGACACTGGCTTTGGTTTTCCTCTTAGTAGGTACCAACTCCTCGGCCTGTTCTCTTAAACGTTTTGCTTCTTTAAACATTGCATCTGCTTGTGAACGATATTGAGCAGCCAGTTCTTCGTCTGACAATACACCAGCTGGTGCATCTGTTTCGCTTCTAGAAATATTAGTAGTATCTTCTACTGGAGCAGTTTGTGCTACAGGACTAGCGCCGTTTATTTCGTTTGCTAAATCACCTACTGTTACACCTTTTTGCTCAGCAATTATTTTATTAAGTTCTGCTAAATTTACTGTGCTCTTAGTATCTGGAGTCATTTCAATATCTTCAGATAATACTTTAGTTAATTTGCCCATTCGATGGAAACCAAGTAACATATTTTGTCCATCAGCTAATTGAGTTCTATGCATTGCATCAGCAAGTTCATTAGCATTTTGTCCTGCATCTGATTCTAATAGTTTCATAAGAGAATCGTGATCAGGCGCATCTAAGTTTTCGCTAAAAACTACTAATGAAAAATTAGGATCCCCAGGAATTACTCTATATGCTACTGCACATCTTTTTTTCTGTTTAACAGATCTTCCTATATGTTTTAGAGCCATATTACTCTCCTTTTGCTTCTTCCTTTGGCGGTTCTTGTTGAGCAGATACAGCACTTAGGAAAGATTCAAGTTTGTTATAAGTTGTACCAACTACTGCCATTTCATTTGCACGAAATGCACCGCGTGTACTAGCAACATCAATGATTTGCTTAATAGCAGTTAAATCCTGAACAGTTAGTTCAGCTGCCGGCGGTGTTGCTCCTGCTGGAGCCTGTGTAGTTGCTTCTGGTTGTTTTTGTTCATCAGCCATAGATTTTCTCCTTGTGTATTATTATATATGCGTAGTTAATTATTTGTACTTCAAAAGTGGACACGCTAACATGAAATAACTCATTTCTTTTGAGTCTTCAAAACCCACTTTAAGTAGTGTTTCTACTTTTCCACTTTGAGTAGAAACACCTACAGTTTTGCTTAAAAAGTATCGTCCTTTTAAGTTCTTCTGTACCCATTTATTTAATGAATCTTCGATGTTGTAGGTGTAAGGAATGGTTATGTATTCAAAATGCGGAGCAACAGAAGTTGCTTTTCGAATACCAAAAAAGTTTAATGCATTGGGCTCTTTTAGCTTATGCGGCACTTGTTTCCTCGTAGTGTACAGTTGTACCAAACGGTGCTTGCAGGTTTTTATCATGATGCGAATGTATCAAAAAGACTGTATCACAGTAGTCCGAATCGCCCCAGTTATCCCAAGGATAACCGTCTGTAAACATAATAAACTTTTTAGGAACATAGCTCTGTTCTTTCATATATTCCCAATTAGCCATAAAGTCGGTTCCGCCACCGCCCATAATTTCGTAATCTTCTAAATTTTCGCCGCCGTCTGCGGTAAAATCTTGTTCATTATATACCTTAGTATCAAAACACCATACTTTGATTTTGTAATCTTTGTATTGATCCATAATACCCTTAACTTCTCCTAAGAAGTCAGCTGCCTGTGAATTGCCAATTGAACCACTCATATCTAAACCAATTGCAATATCAATTGTGTCCATATAGTTCATACCTGGCAAAACAGCGCCAGTGTGCCAGCCTTTACGTGAAGGACGACTAAAAGTATAGTCGTTACGTATTGTTGATTGAATTTGTTGTTGGAGAAGTTCTCTCCAATTCATTTTAGGCTCTGTAAGCTCTTTAATCATGCGTTGTATTTCACCAGGTGTGTTGCCAGCACCTGCCGCTTGTGCCGCAGTCATCATGCCTTCTTTAATTTCGTCACGTATTTTTTTAAGTTCTTCTTTAGAGTACTTAGGACGCTTCTTACTTACATTGTTACCGTTTGAATCTTTTTCTTCTTCGCCTTCTTTTGACTCTCCGTCACCGTTTGCATCATCAAGGTGCTCGTCTAGCATTTCACCTTCTTTGTCTAGATCGTCAAGAAGTTCTTGCAGTTCTTTACCACGCTGTTTTGCTTCTTCAAATAGTTTATCGTAGATTTCTTCTGAAGTATCTGAGTCGTATTGAAAGTCTTGAAAGCAGTCTACAATTTTAGGTTTCTCACCAATACGATCTCTTACAAGTAAATTGTTTACTTTATAGTCTGCGGCAATGTTATATAACATTGGATGACGATCTTCTCTACGTGTAAGGTGATCAAATACCATATGTAGAATTTCGTGTGCAACAACAAACTCAATTTCTTTATTTGTCATTGCGTTAAAGAATTGTGTATTGTAATACAAATTGCGACCGTCTACAGCCGCAGTAGGCAACCAATCATCAGCTGCCAAAATACGCAAGCGAGTTGCCATATTACCAAAAAATGGATGTCTTAATAGCAAACCAATACGGGCTACAACAATACGATCGTAAACTTCGACACGCATTTCTTCAAGTTGCTCAGGCGTAATATTTGGATCAGGTTGCCAATTTTTAAGTTTACTTGCAGTATCTTTTGCGGTTGCCATGTGTGCCTCTCACTTGCTATTTACTATACATATAGTATACTAGTATTTACGACATTTGTCAAGAAAAATGGGCGATTTTGTAGGGATCGCCCTAACCCACACACCATATTAAGACTGTTGTGCTGCCTTAATATACTTGCCAAAACGCTCGTGGAATTCATCAAAGCATTCCACTTCGTCTGGATCAATGGGCAATGCATACTGAGTTAGTGCAACTTTTACACCCATTACAACTAGCTCAGTTTCAAAATTGTCCATTGCGAAGCGTAAAAAGTTATTAACTTTATCGTCAAACTTTTTATCGTTTGCGTCAGACGCTTCTTTAAGTTCGTAGCAAAGTGAAACAGTAAGGGAATACATAGCACTGATTTCTGACTGTTTCAACTCTTTAACTTTGCCTTCCAAAATATCAGTTGGATTAGGCATACTTGATGCTACTTTACGGTGTGCCATAAACTTTACAGCAAGTCCTTCGCCAATTGCACCAGAAACCAAATCAGTAGTTGTTTCTTCGTCAATTCCGTCATCTAGCAGTTCTGAAACAAAAGTCCAAGAACGCGGCGTTGCAAATGAACGTGAAGGAGATTTAGGATCAAAGTCGTATAAGTCTTTCTTACTAAAAGTAAGGAAACCTACAACATCTTTGTGGATGTCATTATTTACTGCCCATTCAAACCAATCGTCAAATGATACAGCAAGTTCTAAGTGAATAAAACGGTTAGCCAACGGAGCCGGCATACGATAAGTGACACCTTTATCACTGTCACGGTTACCTGCCGCTACAATGAATACGTTGTCTGGAAGTTTATACTGTCCTACACGACGGTTAAGAATGAGCTGGTATGCTGCCGCTTGTACTGCTGGCGCTGCCGAATTCATTTCATCTAAGAACAATACAATGTTATCGTATTGTTTTGCCATTTCTGCATTTGGAAGTTCTGCAGGTTCTGCCCAAACCATTTTGTTATCGTTTGCGGCATAATACGGGATACCTTTAATATCTGTTGGTTCCCAAAGTGACAAGCGAATGTCAATCAAATGCGAATTAGGAAGGCTGTTAGTAATCTGTTCAACTACTTCAGATTTACCAATACCTGGAGGTCCCCAAAGAAAGATAGGACGTTTCTTTTTAATTGCATGTAGAATGCGTGATTTTGCTTTGTTAGGCGAAGTTGTGCGTAGTGCAACATTTTCCATTGTGTATTCCTCGTTTTCTATCATCAGTGCTAAGTAATTTCTTACTATACATATAGTATAGCATCACTAGGAATAAAGTCAAGACTTTTTGGTGTTTTATTCTGATTTTTCTTGGCGATTCATAGCCTTGGTTAAGCCATACTTGCGTAAGTCTCCACTAAAAAGGTGCAATTCCATGGCCTTTTTTTCGCTTGTTACATGTATAGCTCTATTGGTAAGATAGTATGGACAGTCGATAAACTTATCTAAAAAAATAACAACTTGTGTTGTCATTGGCATGTCTTTTGGATATGGTACTTCGTATGTTGTTAATTCTATTTCGGTTAAGATATCAAAACCTAAATCAGTTAGCCTTAGGCCTCCTGACTCTCTAGTATTTTTCCACCAAAGAGGCAAAAACTCTTTTACTGTAATATCGTTTGAAGTTTTTCCTAATTGGTTTAAAAATATCTTAGTGTATGTTTCTTTCCAGTTCATTCTTCTGTTTCTAAATCACCTGTTGATAACTTATATACCGCAAACTCGCCAGTATTAAACATGTCGTTTAATTTTTTTGCAAGATTGTGTGCGTGACCGGGATTAGAAAACGAAACCTTTTTATATTTAGGTCCTGGATAGTTAGTTATTGAATTCAAGCTCTTAAGGTTGAAAGGCTTGCCGTTGTAGAATACTGCCCAGATAGCTTCTGCATCTAGTACTTGTTCAGCCCTATAGGTTTTTTTATCTATGTATTCTAGCAGTACGGTGGGTTTTGGCCTACTCATATGCGTACACTCCTTAAAATTATATACGCATATATTTATCTTTTTTTTAGGTTATCTACGTAGTTTATTCCCAGCCAGTTCCGCCGTCTAACTGTACTTGAACTACTTCTGTAGAAGAAGAATTTTCTTTTACAAATCTTTCTAAGTCTCCTTCTAACCTAGCCATTACAATACCTAATGTATAAGATAAATTTTTTGCCTGTTGTAGACTTAGTTTAACTTCTTTGGCATTAGCCAAATCTGCACTTTTAACTTGAGATATAAACTGTTGTATAGGAGCAGTGTTAAGAGGATCATTTTGCATTTGCATTACTCAGTGCTTGTCTCATTTCAATTTCATTTTTAAATGGACCTTTAAATTCATAACGTTCAACTGTAATTAGTTTAGGACAAAAACTTTTAACCCATCCTTTGTCAAAATGAATAATATAGTATCCTGCACAATATAAACTTTTACTCTTATTACTTTTAGTAAACAATGGTAGTTTTCGTTGAACATCTAGTAATGGATTAAACGGCGTTGTACTTGTAGGATAGTTATAAACTTCTTTATCTGCCGTTACTTCTTCATTAACAGTGTTAGTTACTTCGTTAATAAGAACATTAGAACCAAATGTTTTCTTTAAGGCACGTTCGCTATTAAAATACTTTGTTCCTTGTGGCCCACTAAACATAAATTTATCATCACTAATACTAAGAGTACCAATCCTAACACCTTCGTCCTCTAATATCCAAAATTTATCTTTTAAAATTGTTTTTGTCTTTATTGTCATTGTGGGTACCTTGCTTGTAATGGTTCTGCAAATTGTGCAGCCTGATCTGCAATACGTTGCATATCCCATTTTGCACAAAACTTCATAAGACGCATTCCTACTTGTGAAATTTCTTTAGGAGATACTTCTTGTATTGTGCTATTAATTATCTCTTTAATTTCTGCAGGTTGTGCAGATAAATCACATAATGTAACATTACGATTGTAATCATCTAATACACGGTGCTCAACACCGTTATGATCAACCCAACGCTGTAACATAAGGTTATTCCAATTATAACCTTTCGCGGTCTTATCGTCGAATGCTTCCAATAAGCCAACTTTATTCTTAGTACCTTTTGTTCTAACGCCTGGATAAGCGGAGAAAACATTGTCACTTGTGTCACCTCGCATACATTTTTCAAACAGCATGAATTGTGGATTAGGAGCGGCCTTAGGCTCTTTAGTTTTCTTATCAAGTACAGGCGTACCTTTATCTGTAAAGTAGCCTTCGTGTGTAATAGTTGTGTTACTAACGCCATTGTACTGTTTTACATTAGGTGCAATTAGTTGTGCAAAGTCACCATCTGTACTAATAATAACATGATTGTCGTTAGGGTGATTTTGTACCCAACCTGCAATCAAATCATCTGCTTCAAGTACAGGATTTTGTATTACAGTGCAGTTAGTCTTTGTATTAACGAAATCTTTAAACTCGTCAAAGATTTCCCAAAACACTTTATCTTCTTCTGCTTCACGTGGACTCATAGCATCACGTGTTTCTTGACGGTTACGCTTGTACGGCTCGTAAAAGTCTTTACGCCAACTGCGTCCTTCTAAACAGAATACAACATGATCTGCATTAAAGTCTTGCCATGCTTTTTTAATACTGTTTAAAGTAATGTGTAATGCCATACCTACTTTAGTGTCTAAGTCGCCGCGTACTACATGACGAGCTCTAAAGAACGTATTTGCTGTATCAACTAGTACATAAGTTGCCATTTGTTTGCCTTTTAATCATTTATAGTATAATAATAGTGCCTTTCATAATATTTGTCAAGCATTAAGATACTTCACTTTTACCTTTATCGATAGGAACCACATTAATATAGCCCATGTCTCGATCAGTACTTAACCCATCTTCTTCTAACATTTGGATAACAATAGTTCTAAACCATGCGTCAACTATTTGTTCTGCACTTTCTCCTTTGTATCCAGCATCAAGAAGTTGCTCAACAAATTCATTATTCCAATCAAGTTCAAAGAATCCATTTCTAATATTATCTTTATTAACTTGTGTATCTAATACAGCAACCCAAGGTTCACCTGCTTTAGTAGCCGCTTCTTTTTCTGTTTCTAGTGCTTCTCGACGGACTTCTTAAGTAGTCTTTTCAACTTCTTTAACTACTTCTTCTTCAATTTTAGGTGTAACACCTAAAGCCTTTTTTATTTTATCCCAGTTCATATTCCAGCCTCCCTGACACGTTCTTCAAGTGTTTTTGATTTTGAATTCTCGCGTCTTAT